GATGAGCAGCGGACCAAGAGACGCGCGCAGGTTAACGCACGCCGCAATGCATCCGGTGAATATAAATCGACGCCGCGCCCGGACAAGCCAGCTGCTAGGCCAATGGTCTCGCTGAAGCAATTGGCGGATCGGGACAAGCGCTACACCATCACACCGCGCTCATTAACCGCGGCACTGCTCGGCGACCCACTGCCGGGATATTCGGCGCTAGAGCGGGCAACCGGCGGGGCGGTCGCGCCATGAAAAACCCGCGCCAGAAAATCTCCGACGACAAGCGCCACGAGCTGCTGCAGGTTTACCTCAACCTGGGCCATGCGGCGTCGCGACCTCTCTGCATCGAATACGGCGTAGCGCCTGACTACGGCGCGAAGCGCGCGAATGAACTCGGCATTCAACCCATCCGCAAATTCCGCGGTGGCGGCAAGCCATCCATTTCAGTCAACCACAGCGACCCGCGCTGGGCTCGTGCTCTTGCGATCGGAGTCATCGTCGCATGAAGGGCCAGAAGATCGTCATGGAAGTAATGAAAGAGCGTCGTGTCGGGCGATACGATTTCTTTATCTCGCGACTCCCCCACCACGTTCGCGCTCGCAAGGTTGCCATTAAGCGCCTGAAGGAAGCCGGTTATAGCAACTCCGCCATCGGTCGCTTCATGCAGCGGGACCCGACGACGATCACCTACTGGACGCGCCCTGAAGTTCGGATTCGTAAAAATGCCTACGGCCGCGCTTATGCAGCAGCGCGGCGCTCGCAATCCAGGAACTGCGCGGAGGCCTCACTTTGACGCACCCCACAAACTCACTCTGGCGGTCGTGATGGGCGAGACCAGCAAAATCGAGTGGACTGACGCCACGGTGAATTTTTGGTGGGGATGCACCAAGGTTGGGCCGGGGTGTGACCATTGCTATGCGGAAGCGTTCGACAAACGAGTCGGCGGTTCGCACTGGGGGCTTGGCGCGCCGCGCCGCAAGATCGCGAGCGCCGTAGCGCTCATTCATCGGCTCGATAATCAATACGCCGCATGGGCCGCTGACGCGACCTGCGCGGTTGGAAATGCCAAGGCCTTCGGTCTTCCCGTTCCAAATATCGGAACGACCCGACGCGTTTTCATTCAATCAATGTCCGACCTGTTTGATTTGGAAGTGCCGCTGGAATGGTTCGCGGAGGCTTGGCAGCACATTACGGCGTGCGATCGCCTGGATATCCAGATCGTAACGAAACGCATCAGCGCCGTTGAAAAGCGGTTGGCGGCGATAGGCGTTACAGCATGGCCGCGCCACGCCGGACTGATTGTCACGGTCGTTAATCAGGAAGAGGCAGACCGTGACGTCCCGCGCCTGCTTGTGCTCAAGGCGAAGTTCAATATCCCATGGGTTGGGCTGAGTATCGAACCGATGCTTGGGCGGATTGCGCTGCACGCGCTCAACCTTGGCACAGATAAGCCGAGCGACGCGCTTCGAGGTGTGCAGTGCGTGCCCGACGATAGCCCAGACGGTTTCCACAACGAGACCGGGCCTAAAATCGATTGGGTAATAGTTGGTGGCGAGAGTGGCGCGGGAGCCCGTCCGACGCACCCGGAATGGATTAGGTCGATCCGCGATTGGTGCAAAGCCGCAGGCACTCCCTTTTTATTCAAGCAATGGGGATCATGGAAGGACGGTAGTGACTTCGCAGCCGATGCGAAGTGCGTTTTGACCGACGGTCGCGTAGTCGACCCGACGCCTGACGCGATGTACGCCGCCGACCGCGATGCAGCGGTGATGAAACTTCACCCGACTATGATGCGTCGCGTTTCAAAGAAGATCGCGGGCCGCCTTCTCGACGGCATCGAGCACAACGGCTTTCCCGCGCTAACAGTTCGAGGGATATGACAATATGGCTAAGCCCTTAGAAGATTGGATGGTCCCGCTCATCAAAGGAATGTTGAGCCGAGGTGACGACCAGAGCGACATCGCAGCATGCTTTCTAATCAATAGCGGGCGCGTTGCCGAGATCAGTACCGGGCAGCGATCACCGGAGGTAACGGCGGCAGCGCCGGATGTTCTGCCGCCTCAGCCGCCATATCCTTCCCTACGAACTTTGGAAGGCAAGCACTGCACTCTGGTCTGCGCGCGTTGCTTTGGGAGCTTCCGGGGAGAAAGTTGCGCAAGCGCTTGTCGCGATCGAAAACGCAGAAGTGAGGCTCAATAAAAAATGACACGGGCGAATCAAGACTATGGAGCGTTGATTGAAGGCGTCCATCTTGCGGGCTATTCACTGGAGCGAGCCTTTCGGAAGCTCGAATGGCTCTTAGATGAGAATCGCTGGAAGACCATTGGGGAGGGTTTTGAAGACGTAAACGCGTTCCTCGACACGATCCAGCTCGACAGCTTCAAGATCATTGCCAACGAGAGAAAAAAAATCGCGGAGCGCATAAAGGAATTGCAGCCAGGATCATCGAATCGATCAATTGCAAAAGTGCTTGGCGTACACCACGACACGGTAAATCGCGACCTTGGCGGAAATCCGCCACTTAGCGGTAAAATAGATAGCCCTAACAAGGGGGTTGAACATAGCTCTGGCGGAAATCCGCCAACATCCCAATTGAGTGGCACTGAAGCCGCAAAGGCCGTAGAGCGCACCGAAACCAAGGATGAGCGATCACAAACCAAGAAGAACTCACGCGAGTTGCGTGAGGTCGAATTGGGAGAAAAGCAGGCAGAATTACCAGCGAAGAAATATGGTGTCATATACGCGGACCCGGAATGGCGGTTCGAGGTCTACAGCCGCGACACTGGTATGGACCGCGCTGCGGACAACCACTACCCAACATCTGGAACGGATGCGATCTGTGCGAGACCGGTCGCAGATATCGCCGCCGATGATTGCGCGCTTTTCCTTTGGGCTACTGTACCGATGCTACCCGACGCGTTGCGCGTCATGGCGGCTTGGGGCTTCGATTACAAGTCACATTGCATCTGGGCAAAGGATCGCATTGGAACCGGCTATTGGTTCCGGAATCAGCATGAACTTTTGCTTGTCGGGACGCGCGGCAAGATCCCCGCACCAGCGATGGGGACGCAAGTCGCGAGTCTATTTGATGCGCCAGTCGGTAAGCACTCCGCGAAGCCTGTTCATTTTTATGAGCTGATCGAAAGTTATTTCCCGACGCTTCCGAAGATCGAATTGAATGCACGCGCAGCTCGCCTCGGTTGGGATGCGTGGGGGTATGAAGCGCCGACTTCCGAGGCCGCAGAATGACGATGGGATCGCATCAAACGTCGATCGGCGGCATGAGATCGAATATTCTCATAGGCGATTGCCGCGCGCACCTGCCGAAGTTGCCGGCGCAATCCGCGCATCTGTGTGCGACCTCGCCATCTTACTATCAACAGCGTGATTATGGGATGACCGAACAAATCGGGCTGGAGAAATCGCCAGACGAATACGTTGCGGAAATGGTTTCGGTGTTCCGGGAAGTCAGGCGCGTGCTTCGCGACGACGGCACTCTGTTTCTAAATCTAGGTGATAGTTATGCCAGTTCCACAAAGGGGAGCGGTGGCACTGGTAAATCCACACTTGGTCCGGCTAGCGGCGGCAATGGGATCAGCGACGCAGGAGTTCTGCGTTCGCAGACGAGGCAGGGCATGCCAGTCCGGCGCATGGATATGTCCGGTCTCAAGCCAAAAGATCTAGTTGGGATTCCGTGGCGTGTAGCCTTCGCACTTCAGGCGGATGGATGGTTGCTGCGCGATGCAATCGTTTGGGCGAAGCCCAACGGAATGCCTGGCTCACAAAAGGATCGCTGCACGTCGTCTTATGAGATGATCTTTCATCTGTCGAAGTCGGCGAATTATTGGAGCGACTTCGATGCGATTAAAACACCGCCGCGCGAATCGTCGCTGATCCGAACCGCGCAGGACGTGCAGGCGCAGGCGGGTTCACATCGCGCCAACGGCGGCGGAAAAACCAACGGTGCGATGAAGGCTGTTGGCGTGAAGGCGGCGAGTTCAACCCTTGAAGGCTCCGGACACGGCCGCCATTCCTACGGCAATGTTCCTCCGAAAGAGCGCCGCACAGACAAGCAGCGCTGGCACTCGCGCCAGCACGCAGGCTTCAATGACCGTTGGGATGCGATGAAGCGCGCAGAGCAAATGTCGCGCCCTGCGATGATGCGAAATGTCTGGTTCGTTTCGCCATCAGGATATGACGAAGCACACTTCGCAGTGATGCCGGATGAAATAGCACGCCGCTGCATTCTCGCCGGCTGCCCCGAGGGGGGGCACGTCTTAGATCCGTTCGGCGGCGCTGGCACAACCGCGCTTGTCGCCGCGCTGCTCCCCGGCGGGCGCACAAGCACGATCATCGAACTCAATCCAGACTACGCCAAGCTTGCCCAAGTCCGAATCGAAGCGGCGTTTATGGGCAAGGAGTCCGGCGCGCGTCACATCGCCAAGCAACTCGGCAAAGATCGGGTGCCGTTCGAACGCGGCACGCTATTCTCAGGAATAGAGGCTGCCGCAGAATGACAATTTCAAAATCGCAGACCGGCGCGGCCGGTCACAGGGTAGCGGCGGAATAGATGAACGATCTCGCTAATCTCGACCTTTCGCCTTTCTCGCATCCGACCCGTTTCGGAGCGCACACGAAAGACATGCGCTGCGTGCTGCTGGAGTCGCCGTTCGCAGGCGATATCCCGGCCAACGTCGCCTATGCGCGGGCCTGTGTGCGGGATTGTCTGTTGCGAGGCGAAAGCCCGATCGCGTCGCACCTCCTGTTCACCCAAGACGGCATCCTCGACGACAGCCACCCCTCAGAACGGGCTCACGGCATCAATGCGGGGCACGCCTGGATGCACCGGGCGGATGCGGTGGTTGTTTACACAGACCGCGGAATATCGAACGGGATGCGGGTCGGGATCAAGCTGGCGGCTTTTCACGGGAAGGTGGTTGAGTATCGCGTCCTGCCTGATGCGGTGGCGCCATGACCGAGCGCATTGAACATTTAGCGGAAGGCGTGACCCTGTATCTAGGCGACTGCCGCGAGATATTGCCTACGCTTGGCAAGGTCGATGCTGTGGTGACGAGCCCGCCGTACAATTTGGGAAACACGAGCGGCGGCGGATTTCCCGCCAAGAAGATGGGCCACTACTCGCCAGATGCGGGTATGTCGAATCGTGGAGGACAAGGCAAATGGTCGAGGGCATCGGCCGCCGGCGGGCTTGCACACGGCTACGGCACGCATGATGACGCGATGCCACATGCCGATTATGTCGCGTGGCAAAAGGATATCGTTTCGTTGTGCTGGGCCCAGTTGAATGAATCCGGCGCCATTTTCTATAACCATAAGCCGCGAGTGCTTGATGGCTTGCTTGTCACCCCCTTCACATATCTTCCGGCGCTGCCGATCAGACAGGTTGTCATCTGGGCCCGCGCGGGCGGAATAAATTTCTCGCCAGCGTTCTACTGCCCTACGCACGAATGGATTGTGATTATCGCAAAGCCTGCTTTTCGGCTTCGCGACAAGGCGGCGTCCGGCGCTGGCGACGTTTGGTACATTCCACAAGAGGCTAACGCCGATCATCCCGCGCCGTACCCCCTACAGCTACCGCTTAATGTTCTCAAGACGACCAGCGCACAATCTGTCCTCGACCCCTTCATGGGTTCCGGGACCACAGGTGTTGCCGCCGTCAAGATGGGCCGCAAGTTCATCGGGATAGAGATTGATCAGAGGTACTACGACATCGCCTGTCGACGGGTATCCGACGCGCTCGGGCAACCGGATATGTTCATTAAAGCGCCTTCCCCGATAAAACAGGAGGCGATGCTGTGACCGAACGCACCCGCTTCCCGCTTCACACGGAACGTGCCGCAGAAGCCCATCGGTGGGCCGGTATCGGCTGGACCGATTGCGGGGAACATCCCTCGCTACCGGGTTGGCGCGTTTTGGAGTGGAGATCTGACAACGGATTTGCTTGGCCGGCCTGTCCTTATGACTCGCCCGAGGCCGCACAGTTTGTCGAGTGGATGATGGGATTCCCGATCGGGTGGACCGAACTGGCGCCCTCGGAAACGCCGTCGTCCCTTATTTCCCTGAAATCATCGGGCGGGCAATCATGAAAGCTATCGGATGCGACTGCCAACACCCTGAGACGACCGCGGATGGCTTCGCGGCGATTAGTGAAGGCTGCCCAATTCACGGCCCGCTGCCGAAAACACTAAGCACCGCATTTCCGGGCTACGGCTCCGACGCGACCGCAGCAACCCAAGCCATAGAGACTGAGAGGGTGGGGAATCCGTGAGAACGCGATTTACATTAGCCGATGCCGAGAGCGCCAGCGATGAATGGGGCGCGAACTGCGGACCTGGAGCGCTAGCCGCGATCATGGGCCTGACGCTTGATGAAGTACGCCCGCATATGGGTGACTTCCAGAGCAAGGGCTACACGAACCCCACGCTGATGCTCTACGCGCTGGAAAGCGTCCGCGCGCGGTTTCGGACTCGCTCCCTCGCAAGCAATGTCAAGCTGCTCGACTGGCCCGTCTACGGCCTCGCGCGCATCCAATGGGAAGGCCCTTGGACCAAGCCCGGCGTGCCGATTCGCGCGCGCTATCGGATGACGCATTGGGTTGGCGCGAAGCACGCTAACGGTAGCGTCGGAATTTTCGACATCAACTGCTTGAGTATGACGACAAGCGGTAGCGGCTGGACCACGCTCGAAGCGTGGCGCGATATCGTCGTGCCGTACATTCTCAAACAATGCGTACCGCGCGCTGATGGCAAGTGGCACATCACACACTCGATTGAAGTTGAGCCGATAAAATCGGAACAAGTCGCATGACACCCAACTCAATCCAACCCCTCCGTGACGCGCTAAAGGCCGGGAAGATCTGAAACGATGGCAAGAATCCGCAGCATCCATCCCGGCCTATTCACAGACGAAGCGTTCGCTTCGCTCTCAATGCCGGCCCGTGTGCTGCTGTTGGGCATCTGGACGGAGTCTGACGACCAAGGGGTGTTCGAATGGAAGCCAGTCACGCTCAAGATGCGGGTTTTCTCGGCCGATAACCTCGACGTGGTACCTTTATTGGCGGAGCTATCGCGTGCAGATGCCGTCCGCCAATTCTCCTTTGAGGGGAAACCGCATGGCGCTGTCCGCAATTTCTGCAAGTACCAAAAACCAAAAACGCCGAAATTCAGAGACGTAAGGGATGATGATATCCGAAGTTATGTCGCTTCAAAGTATCCTAAAGAGGAAACCGGACAGGCTCAGCCAGAGCCATTTCCACAAAAAGGAGAAATGGAGCGTCAGAGGGAGGAGGGAGGAGACCCTTTGATCCAAGGAATAGGACTTGGAGAGGGGGCGAAGCCCGCGCGCGCGAAGGTTTTAAATTCGGGTTCGAAGATAACGATTGAGTTTGTGGCATCGCCAGCAACGCGAGAAACGCTCAAAGGGATGGGTTTCGGTGACCTTCAATTCAATAATGAATTCAGCAAGTTCATACAGTATTACATGGCCCGTGGCTATGCCCGTGACGACTGGAATGCTGCGTTGGTTTCCTGGTTTCAGCGCGCCGTACCGGAACCTGTAGCCGCAGTTACGGCGGGCCTGACGATGCTCAATAAGGTTTTTGTGATCGTTGATACGCTCGGCTGGAAAAGCTGGGTCGCTCACATCAAGGAAACTCGCGGCATCACCTGGTCGCGCTCGATCGAGCGCCGCGACGACGCAAACAGAATTCAATTCGGGTGGTGGTGGCCGTCCGAGTACGCACCCGGCTACGACGAAGCAACCGGAGAAAAACTCCCTCCGCAATCCGAGGAAGAGGAAAACGCGGCGTGAGCGAAATCTCTGACGAGGAATTGCTTCGACGTGGGGTTGCAGGGTCGCGCAACCACTGGTTTTCACCGGGCGCCGGTCATGCTCGATGGACTGCAGTGTCCGAGCAATTCGCGGTTACAGCAATCTACGCTCGCGCTTTGTGTTTGAGGTTCGGAGTTGATCCTGACGAAATGGTGAAGCGATAATGGCCCTCGAAGCTGGAGCAAGAAAGGAACACAACGGCCCAAAGCGCGGCAAGGGCGCATGGTGCCGGAAGGTTGATGCGAAGAAAGCGGGACGGAAGTTTCGGCGCAGGAATGCGAAGCGGGAAATCAAAGCGCAAATGTATAAGGTCGCAACGTGAGTATTTCAATCGTAAGCTTGTTGACGCTGATCGCTGTTAGCGGCCTATCCGTCATCCTAACGATGAAAGAATGCGGTGCTGAAAATGTGCGGTCGGCGCTGGTCTTCAAGGTGTGGGGACTCTGCTTATTATTTTTCGCGCTGATACCGTTTGTAGAGTACATCGCGCTGCGGTGATGCGCAGATATCCGGGCCTAGTTCGCAAAAATTAAGTGAGGTCGAGATGAATGAAATGATTGAGAGAGTGGCGATACAAATATTTCTGTCGCACGGCTATCTGGACGATGACTGGCTCAAAATCACAGGTGCTGCAAGGGACGAATTTCGCAGATGTGCCCGCGCTGCCGTCAAAGCAATGCGAGAGCCGACCGCTGACATGAACGATGCTGGTCTTGCAAATAACTACGGTCGCTACGCCACAGAAGCGTGGCGCGCCATGATCGACGCCTCGTTAAAATCCTAGTTCGCATAGAGGGAGAGAGAAAAATGGAGAGGTTAAGCGCAGCCACTATCGCGCGAGCAATCCGAGCCGCAGAGAACGATGCGCTGGCCCAGTTCGCCTTACAGCCCATCAATGAAGATACGCCAAGGAAAGGTCCGATCATTCTCTACGCACCAAGTGCCGCCGGGGATGGTCACTACGTCGTCGGGATTTGGTATTTTGGAGATTGGGCAATGGCTGAACCGGAATTGGGAGAGCCACTTAGGTTTGTGCCGACACATTGGGCGCGTCTGCCCGATCAAACGAAAAAGTAAAGTCGAGGGGAAAATGGGAATCCATCTTTGTGTTGTTGACGAACATGGTAGGGAGCATCCTGATTGGGATGGTGTTCGTCTCGGTGGAGATAACGAAATTGCCAAGCTGCTTTCCGCTCTGCCTCATGAGATGAGGAACCGAGCAACGCCACCAGATTCGGACCCTCACTACCGACCTTCGGACTTCGCGGCGTGGCGCGCCGCTGCATCAACGGGTGAGTGGCCTAATCCAGGCCGGTTCGAAAGACTGATCGACATACTGGAGAAGAATCCCAACTTCTGGGTCTACGTCTCTTACTGAATCGCAAGCCAAAGACCGTTTCGGCCCGCGTATTCCGGCCAAAGTAAAATCGCATCACAGGGACAATGTAAGGGATACGACGTTGGGAATCGAAACTGAAATTCGTTGGCGTGAGGTCGAGACGGACCCGCCTGACCGCGGCGTGTTCGTCGAACTAGCTCACGAGGATGGTGAAAAACAACCATTTGCGCGGACATACTGGGATCGGCCGCCTCCGAACTCTCGTGACCTGCTATGGCGGCCTGTACCGCCGGACAAGCTGACGCCTAACAACCAATCAATCGAGGTGTTGCCGATCGATGAGGACGACTGGTACGTGGTGCTCGTCGAGCCTAACCAAGAACTCAGGACCGTCTGGCGACTACATGAACAGGGGAAAGAACTCTACATCCCAAGCATCCGCCGTCGCGTCAAGACAGGTCGCACGGGCAAAAACGGGCATAAGGTGACGCGCGTTATTCCAAAGCCGATGTTTCCAGGCTACGGCCTGATCAGATGCACGGGCTACAAGAAAAAGGACATCAACAAGCTCCTGAAGGTCCGTGGCGTCCGGCAAGTGTTGCGGGATCAAGGCAAGCCTATCGTTCTGTCGCACGAGGCCGTGCTGGCGATCTGGCGCAAGGAGTCGCAGGAGCGTCAGGAATTCATCGCGCAGTACGCCAAGGGCAAGAAGCGCGCGCCGTTCAAGGCAGGAGACACCGTGCGCGTCGAGGCCGCTGGCAACGTTTATGATGGCCTGCTAGCGACCATAGAAAAAGATGACGGCAAGGATCGAATTAAGGTATTATTCGGGATGTCGAAGATTCCTAACTCGATATCGGCAGAGATGGTTGTGGCGGCATGACGAAGATTGCAGTTGTCGGTGGTCCGATTAGCGGGATGAAGGTTGATCGTCCAAAGTCGAAATTCTTGATCGTCCCCATCACGGCACAACTGCATTGGCCCATCGCGGCCGATGGCGGCATTGGCAATTGGTCGTGCAAGTATTCGGTCCGTCGCGCGCGGACGCCAGATGGCGAACTGGTTGAATTGCTTGCGCCAGTTGGCGAGCCCGTCGCGCCGGATTATCTAGCGTTGCACGAACTAACCATCGAAAGCTGAAAAGGGAAGCCACATGAACCCCGAAGAGGCCGCTATCGCAACCGAACTCGCAAACGCAATCAGGGCGCTCAATGCCGTATTGGAGAAGGCCCGCGCCGCCGATCTGGAGGTCAAGGTCGGCTACGATCTGGCGCAGGAAATGGGCAAGCGGTTGGCTCGGCACGTCTATTACGCCGAAGTTTCAAAGCAGGCGTTTAGTCAGCGGGTCGGGTGAAAATCCATGTCCGGCACTTGGGATGATCGATTGGACTCGCGGTTACTGAAGGCGCAGGCATCGGGTCTGTCGTTTGCTGAGGTTGGCCAAAGGATCGGCGTGACCCGTAGTGCCGCAATCGGTCGGTATCATCGGCTCAAGGGCACGCTCTTTCCATCGCAGGCGGACGCGGCGCGCCGCAATCATGAACGGGACATCGCGGGACGTGCATGGAAAGAAGCGCGGGCAATGGAGGCGCTGGGGCTCGCGTTGTCTTGCGGCGAGGATCGCAACGCCGCTATCAGGCAAGCGCTTGATGCTGGGTGCCGGACCTCGACGCTGGCAAAACACTTCGGCCTCACAAACGGGCGCATCCACCAGATTGTGAATAAGTAAAACTATAGTTTTCTGCAAATCACTTTGCGGGTATTTGTTGATTCGTTCGGTCGCGCCAGCGTCACGGTTGCGCGGCTTAGGTGTGTGGATGGCCAAACCCGTGCCGCTCTATGGCACGTTCTGTAACTGCGACGGGTCGCCACCTACGGCTCTGATGAGCCGGACACAATCGCCTCATTTCTGGCGAAAGCGAAGCTTTCAAAAACCCAAAAACACCACGAGGCGTTTCGCATGGGCGAAGTCGTCGAATTCCGCCGCAAGCCCGCCACACCACAGGTCAACCCGATCATGGCTGGCGCTGAGATGTATTTGATCGGACTCGCCGTCGTCGGGTTGATAACGATAGCGATGATTGATGGGCTGATGGGCGACGATACGAAGCGGCGATGAGCGCGACGATCCTTGTATTTCCAAGGCCAACCAACATCGAAGTGCGGGAACGCAACCGGGCGCGTATCGCTGGGCATCGTAACGGGCAGAACTTCGGTCGCGTCATTGGGTATGATGGCCGCGACTCCCTCACGCAAGATCACGCGGACCCGGAAGATACGGCGCCTGCCGAGTACGGCGCGCCAGCATGGGATGGCGCATGAGTGTCCTAGCTCGATGGGTTGTCAAGGTATGGCGCAAGCGAGGCATAGTTGCCACTGAAGCCGCAGCGGATCAGTGGTTGGTGAGTCAAGATGCTGAGAGACTAGAACGCCTGCGCGCTAGAGGGGCTTTACCGCCAGCGAATCCAGATCGGGGCCACATCCACCATTCATGGATGCATAGTTACGCGGTTCCTTGGACATTGGAGAGTTGCAGAAATCCAGATGGTCGCTGTGAAGCCGGTTGAAATTGGAAGTTCAATAATGAAGCGCCTGTGGTTGATGCTAACCTCCGCATTCAAGCGACCGATACGCATTGGCGATGTTGTAATCGATCCTTGGGATGGGAAGCGGAAGACGGTTGAGCGTGTCGTCGATAATCGCGTCGTCTTGGTTTATTTTGTGGGGACCAAGCTGCGTCGCGAGTCGACCGGGATGCGCTTTCTTACACGCGCATAACCAACATCCGCCCGCCGTGATTTCATCGCGCGGTTCTCGACGGGGATAAAGGGCGGACACTTCCACATTCGAGGCAACTATGAAACGCGCACAGTTCGTTGCGGCTGTTCTGTGTGCGCTGGTATGTGCGGGGCTTGCGTATGTGCGGGGCTTGCGGTCAACGCCGTTCATGACTTGCGATGGGTATGGTTCGGGTTCTGGGCCGTCGTGATGCTGGCATGTTTCGGGCTGGCGTTCTGGGCTGCGGTGCGGAACATCCCACCGATCGGCAAGGCGTAGGTGGCAGCACCACGGGCTACAGCGCATCAGCGAGGATATGGCGCCGCCTGGAATAAAGCGCGTAAAGGATATCTAAGATCGCATCCGCATTGCGTTAGTTGTGCCAAGCAAGGGCTGCAGGTAACGGCTACCGTCGTCGACCACATCAAGCGCCACGGCGGCGATCAGGCGCTGTTCTGGGATAAGACGAACTGGCAATCGCTTTGCGAGCCACACCACAACTCGACCAAGCAGCGTGACGAGAACAGGGGTTACACGTCAGGCTGCGATGCATCAGGCAGGCCTATCGACCCGACCCATCCATGGAACGCCGCGAAGGCGGCTGGGTAGGGGGGGGTCAAATCTCTGGCCCTAAGGGAGCGTAGACCGCATAGGTAGCTCCGTTTGCATCGGGAACGGAAATCAAAGGCGACCCATCGAAATCAAAGACACAGCAGAAGCCAAGCTTCTGTTTCTTAAAAAGAAAATCCTCTGTTTGATTTTGAAAGCGTGAGGCGGAATTCAAAAGCCAATGCCGAGGGGTGGAAAACGCGACGGTGCGGGGCGGAAACCGAAAACGAAACCGGTGCCGCCGCCTCGGCAACAGCCAAGGTCGATCGCGCCGGTAGCATTCGCGGTTATTGAGGGCGGCGACCTTCAGATAGCCGAGCCGGACTGGTCCGCGCAGTTTACCGACGAACTCGACCAGGCGCTGGCACATCAGCAGTGGCTGGTTATCGCTGGCGAGCTGCGCAACACCGAAAAGCTGGCGCACGCGAACGAAAGGCAAATCAAGCGGCTGATTGATGCCTATGTGCTTTACGAAGTCGCGATGCGGCACGTTGCTGAAGAGGGCGCGGTGTTCCCGCGCAAGGGCAAGAAGCAGCCGGCGTATAATCCGTGGTTCACAGTTTTGAAGGATGCGAACGCGATGGCGTCGGCGGCCGAGGCCGAACTAACGATCACGCCGCGCCGACGAAACAATGGCGGAAAAGTCCAAAGGAAAAAGCCATCGGTCATCGGCGGTGGTTACCTCAAGTCGGCTGCCCGATGATCCGGTCACGCGATGGGCGCGGGATGCGGTTAAAGGGCAAATCGTTGTAGGTGAGTTGGTTCGGTATGCGGCTGAACGCCACCTCAAGGATTTGGTCGACGGCGGAAGCAGGGGGATGTTCTGGAGGCCAGAGCGCGCAATTCACGCGCTGGGGTTCTTCCCTAACGTACTTCCGATCACTGCCGGCGCAATGGTTGGCGAGCCGTTTAATCTCCTGCCGTGGACTTCATTCTGTGTCGGGTCCCAGTTCGGTTGGCACATTGCAGACGGCCGGCTGAGGTTCACGAATAGTTGGTGGGAGACTGGAAAGGGTCAGGCGAAGTCGCCCGCTATGGCAGCGGTCGGTCTCTACCTGATGGGTTATCGGGGAATTCGCCGATCTGAGATTTATGCGATCGCTTGGGATAAGGACCAGGCGAACGTTCTGTTCAAAGATGCCGTGTCAATGTGTCGGGCACCGATCCCCGGCACTGACGCGGACGACAACGATACGCTTGAGGCTCGGGGGGAAGTTATTATCCGCGGGCGGCTAGACCACGCTTGGCGGATTGAGCATCCAGCAACGGAATCCAAATTTCAGTCGCTCGCGAACGGCGATGCGATATCGGGTCCCCGCCCAACGGCGGTGCTAGCGGACGAGATACACGAATTCAAAAACGCCGAGGCAATAGAGCTTTGGAAACGCGCCATCGCCAAAATGCCCGGCGACGCGATCATGGTTCTGGGCACAAACACGCCGGCTTCAACGCAGATTGTCGGTACACAGTTCAGCGAGTTTTACCAGAAGATCGTCAAGGGAGAACACAAAGACGACACCGCGTTCGCCTTCATTGCGCGCGTCGATAAGACCGACAGGCCGTTCGAAGATGAATCGTGCTGGCCCAAGTCGCTTCCTGCGCTCGGCATCACCTTCCCGATCGACAACATTCGGCGTGAGGTCAACACCGCAAAGATCTTGCTCTCGACGAAAATGTCAGTGCAGCGTCTTTACTTCGGGATACCTGTGGGGTCGGTGGATTTCTGGATTGCGGAGGAGGCGTGGGCTGCAGTTCAAAGCGGGCCAGATCGTCCGTTTAATCTTCCGGCGCTGAAGAAATGCAAGTGCTGGCTGTCTCTCGACCTTTCGCAGAAAAACGATTTGACCGCATTGACTGCGGGATGGCTGGACGAGAACGGGCATCTCTGGGCTAAGACTTGGTACTGGACCACGAAAGACGGAATCGCTGAGCGGTCTCTGTCTGATAACGCCCCTTACAATCAGTGGGCTGATCAGGAGTTCCTGACGCCGGTCCCCGGCGCGGTCATCGACAAGACGTTCGTCGCCGCCAAGGTCAAGGAGATGGTTAGCGAATACGACGTTCAATTTATGGCCTTTGATCCCGCCGGTATGGGGGATTTCATGAAGGCCTGCGAGGACATTGGTTTTCCCGTTTGGCTATGGGAGGGACCGGAAGTCCCAACGGGTAATGGCCTGAAACTCGTTTCCCACGGACAAGGACTTCGCGTTCTCTTTTACAAAACGTTGGACGAGAACGGAAAGCCGATAGAGCGGCTTTGCATGCCGCGCTCGGTTGAGCGTCTTGAAGATCGAGTTTTGAATAACGGAATCACGATCGAAGCTTCGCCCGTCACTTACGCCTGCGCAGCGAATGCGATGGTCGCAGTCGATGGGCAAAAGAACAGGGCCTTCGACAAAAAACGGTCGCGCGGCCGGATCGATGGCTTAGTCACCATCGCAATGGTGACGGGCGCTGCAGGACTAAGCGAGCGGTTGTTCCGGCGATCGATCTTCGATTACGACGACTTATGGAATACCAAAGATGTGGCCGTTCCGACGTAGTAACGAAGCGGTTGCAGAAAGGGCGGAGCCGAATTTTAGCAATGCGTCACCGGAGAATCCATCAACGAACCTAGCCGACCCCGCGTCGTGGCTGACGGATTGGGCGAGCGGCGGACATTCGGGATCGTTCGGCCCGTCTGTGTCCGAGCGATCTTCGATGTGCTGCTCGGCTATCTACCGGTCCGTCGCAATTCGCTCCGGCACCACGGCTTGCCTGCCACTAAAAGTTTACAAGCGAACGAAGATCGGTCGCGACGAGGCATTTGATCACCGGCTACAGCCGATGTTTCAGGTGACGCCGTTCCCCGGCCGCGCGATGACTTCGTTTATCTGGCGCGAGTTGTGGACCATCAATACCGATCTTTGGGGGGATCACGTCTCGATTATTCGTTATGACGGCGCCGCCCGGATCATTGGTTTTGAGCCGGTGATGCCGTGGGATGTCGAAGTCTACCGGATCAACAACAGAAACGTTTATCGCTGCGTCATTCTGGACTCGACACTCGGCTCTTTGACGGGGGGGCCGGTTCAGCGGATCGAATGGCACGATCAAGAGGACGTTATCCATATACCTGGCCTAGGTTTCAATGGGATCAGGGGTATGTCGCGCATACGTTCGTTCGCGCGAAATGCCGTTTCTCTTGCGATGTTGATGGAAGAACAGACCGGCCGCGTGCACGAAAACGCCGCGAGGCCGTCAGGCTTGGCCACCGTACCGCCGACAATGTCGAAGGAAAACTTCGAGCGGTTCAAATCACAGTTCAACGAGAACAATGTTGGCCGCGATAATGCTGGACGCGTGATTTTTGGCGACAAGGACACGGTCTACACGCCGTTCCAGATGTCGCAGGAAGACCTTAATACGCTGGAGTTTCGGCGCTTCCAGGTTGCCGATATCTCACGCTTCTATGGTGTGCCGCTTCACCTCTTGAACGAGACCGACAAGTCAACGAGCTGGGGCACGGGCCTTTCGGAGCAGACGCTCGCGTTCCTTATCTACACGCTCGATCCAGATCTTGGGCGCATCGAAGCGGAGTTGAACTACAAACTTTTCTACGGCTCGGAATTCTACGTTGAGTTTGACCGCGATGCGCTGATGGCGATGGACCCGCTGAAGGCAGCGCAGGTTGCGCAGGCTGAAATCGGAACTGGCACGCTGCTGATCAACGAGCGCCGCCGCCAGAAAAATCGACCGCCCGTCGACAATGGCAACGAGCCGATGATCAATTCGACAAACATTCCGTTACGGAAAATCTTTGAGCCCGGTGCGCAGCCGCGGCAAGACCCGCTGCAAGCTAACCCGATCGCGCCAACGCCAGAGCCGGGATCGAATACCGGCGGTCAGCCTGGAGAACAGAAATGAAATTGCGAACTCCGCTCTCGAATCAGTTTTCCAGTCGCGTGATGCGCAATTACTCGGAAGGCTGGCGGAATACGCGCGCTCTGGACGCGCGTTTCTCCGGTCTCACGCTGAAGAATTACGCCGCGTCGAAAGTGGCGACGACGTTTGCGATCGCCGCAGCGCAGGGCGATGCTCCGACCGAAATTCTGCTCTATGACGAGATCGGTTATTGGGGCGTGACCGACAAGGACTTCGCGCTGGCGCTTGCGCAGGCGGGCAATGGCCCGATCAAGTTGCGGATCAATTCGCCGGGTGGCGACGTGTTCCACGGCTATGCCATCTACAACATTCTGGTAGCGCATCCGGGCGACGTTCATGTGGTCATCGATGGCCTTGCTGCATCCGCGGCGTCATTCATTGCCATGGCCGGCACGACTATTTCGATGGCCGAAACTTCCATGCTGATGATTCACAACGCATGGGGAATCGTCGTCGGTGACCGCAACGATATGCTGGAAACCGCCGCCGTTATGGAAAAGATCGACGGTCAGCTGGCCGCGATCTACGCGACAAAATCGGGCAAGCAAGCGCCCGATGTCAGCGCCATGATGGACGCCGAAACGTGGTTCACTTCGAACGAAGCGAAAACCGCGGGCCTGTGTGATGATGTGTTGGCGCTTCCGAAGCCCGCGACGGCAAACAACGCCATCCGTGTGAAAATCGAAGGGCGCGTAAAGGCGCTCGTTAAAACCGTTCAGGCGTCGCTGCCGGCATACGATCCCGACGGCGATGGTGACAACGATGCTGAGGAGGCGCTCGGCATGATCAACGCTGCGGCGGTGTTGCTCGGCGAGGCAATCGAATCGCTTACCGGCGCGGTTGACGAAGACGATATGGCCGAAGGTGCGGGCGATCAGCCGATCGTGCCCGGCGCAAATGCCGACGTAGAGATTCAAGCGGCGGCCGAGAAGACTGCGAGGCTCCGGCGCCTGCGCCTGGCGGAAGCTGAGGCCGCGTGATGGCGAAACCGACGTTGCAAATGCCAGCCGCGAAGCAGGCGGCCGATCAAGAACCGGTGCCATCGCTTGGCTTACCGGTGATCGTGAAAACTTCTGAGAAGATCAGCGGTCAAGACGAGCACGCCGCGATCATTACGCAAGTGCATTCGGATGATGTGGTGAACGTCATTGTTTTTCCCGGATCAGGACAACCGTACCCGATCGCATCTGTCGCTCGCTTCAAGCATTCCGTGGCCGGCTCGCTTTCATGGCGGTGGCCGCCGCGTTGATTGAGTTTACCAAGTCCCCGCCGGGGATTTGTCGTTTCACAAAAATGCCCTTCGGCAAGGCACTCGCCACCGTCGTGATGACGCGGCATTCCCATAGATGGAGCCAATTACTATGAAGTCGAAGGAACTGCGCGCCAAGCGCGCCAAGTTGATCGAAGACGCGCGCGCGTTGATTTCCGTCGACGCGCCAACTGCGGAGGCCACCACAAAGTTTGACGAGATGATGGCTGAAGCCGATGGCCTCAAAGCCCAGATCGACCGCATCGAACGCGCTGACACGCTAGCATCGGAAACCAACGAGGCGCTGCGCAATGCTGCGGATCGAAACGGCACCCTTCCTGATCAGGAGCGAGAAATCCTCGCTGTTGAGGAGGGCGCTTTTAATGCCTGGATGCGCCGCGGACCCGGCGCGCTGAATGAAGCGCAGCGCGTCATCTACGCGCGGTCTTTCGAGGCTCCGCCCGATAACGGCGGAAACACCCCGGCCGGCTGGCGGCTTTCGCCTGGTATCCGTGCCGCGCAGGGCACCACGCCGGACACTGCGGGCGGCTACACGATCCCGCAGGGATTCTATGGGCAGTTGATCGACGCGCAGAAAGCCTATGGTGGCATGGTCGATGTCAGCTTCATTCTCGACACCACGACCGGCAACGCACTCCCGATTCCGACCGACAACGATACGACCAATGCGGGCGCCCGGTTGGGCGAGAACACTACGGTCGCGAATCAGGATGTGACCTTCGGTTCTATCACCATGAACGCCTATACCTACTCGTCCAAGATGGTTCTGGTTTCCAACCAGCTCCTGCAGGACACGGCGTTCAATCTCGACGCATTCCTGTCGAACAAGCTCGGCACGCGCATCGCCCGCATCGTCAATACCGAGTGTACAGTCGGCTCGGGCGCGAGCATGCCAACCGGCGTCGTGTCTGCCGCCACCCTCGGCTTCACCGCCGGCAACGTATCTGGCGGGGTGCTCACCACCACCGGATCAACCGTCACGATCAGTTATGATGACCTGATCGAGCTGGAACATTCGGTTGATCCGGTCTACCGCAAAAACGCGCGGTTTATGATGTCGGACACGGCGCTGAAGCTGGTGAAGAAACTGAAGGACGGCATCGGCCGCCCGCTGTGGATGCCTGGACTCGCTATGAAAGAGCCGGACACCATCAACAGCTTCCCCTATGTCATCAATCAGGACATGGCGGTTCCTGCGGCTTCGGCAAAGCCCGTCGTGTTCGGCGACTTCGCCAACTATTACATGCGCCGCGTTGCAGGCGTGCAGGTGCTTCGCCTGACCGAACGTTTTGCCGACAGCAACCAAGTTGCCTTCCTCGCATTCCAGCGCTGGGACGGCCAGCTCATCGACGCCGGCACTCACCCCGTCAAGTACCTACAGAACAGCGCGAGCTAAGCGGCGCTCTAACGTCTCGGCTGAAATCAGCCGAGACGTTTCCACGAATCATTTTCATTCCATCAATAGGAGAAATCGAAATGCGCCGCGACCTCTGCAACAACATCAATCCGCTGCCTTTGTTCGAACCGAAGGCGGCGGTCACGAACGATACCGCCGCTGTCTCCAGCATCATCGACACGGCCGGGTATGAAAGCCTGACGCTGGTGTTTGTCACCGGCACCGACGCCGATGCCGACGCGACCTTTGCTGTGACGATGGAACACGGCGACGACTCGGCCCTCTCCGATACCGCCGTTCCGGTCGCCGCCGATCTCATCGGCACTCCGACGCTCGCCGGCTATACCTTCGCCAATGACTTCAAGACCAGGAAGCTCGGGTATGTTGGGACCAAACGCTACGTCCGCATGACGATCACCCCGAGCAACAACACCGGCAACTTTTTCGTCGCCGGTATCGCTATCCTCGGCCATCCGCACAACGCGCCGACGGCGAACCCGCCCGCGTAATATTTTACGCGCTCAATGAGCGAGCCGGGGATTATCCCGGCTCGCTGTGCTGCACCCCTCTTTTGACAAAAGGAAACGCGCCCCATGACCGCCGCATCTGATCCGCTCGTCGCGACCAAGGTCCAACTTCAGGGCGACAGCCTCGTCGTCAAGTCAGGCGGCGTCATTGTTGTCGAGACCGGCGCTTCCGTCTTGGCCAACGGTGTGGAAGTGGCGAACGGGCAACTCGCTACCATCGCAGAGATCAACCGCGCGGCGGACACTTCAACGCGCGTCGTCGATCTAGCTGTGTCGACTTCAATCACCGAACTGGCTCACGACGGCAAGACGATCGTCATGGGCGGCGCTGGCTCTGCGCGAACCTTCACGCTACCGGTTCCTGCCCCCGGCATGAAATTCCGCTTCGTGGTCGGTGCGGTCAATACGTCGAATTATCTGATCAAGTCCGTTGCAGGCACGCAGGTCATGGGCGGCACGATCGTGACTCTGTCCGACAATTCGGCGGCCGTGCTCGGCTACACCGCCGGCGCCACCGATGACACCATTACGTTGAATGGCTCCACAACTGGCGGCGCGTCGATCGGCGATTGGGTTCAGGTGGAAGCCCTGACGGCGATGCGATGGGCGGTCTCTGGCCTCACCACATCGAGCGGCTCCGAGGCGACTCCATTCAGCGACACCGTGGCGTAATCGCCACAACCAAGGATTTGCCATGAGCTACGCCCGCCGCCTGACCGTCACAGTTACGACCGCCGCCGATGGTTCGGCGACGGCGTACTCCGATCCGGTCGACTACGGACAATTGAGTCAAATCCGTTATGTCAAGACCGACTTCGCGGACGGGTCGACCATCACAATTACCGCAGAGGCAACAGGCGAAACATTGTGGGTGGAGTCGAATGTCAACGCGAGCGCCACGCGAGCGCCGCGGCAGGCGACGCATTCGACAGCGGGCGCGGCTTCGCTCTATGCGGCAGCTGGGGCGGCCGTCACAGACAAAATCACCATCGCGTCCGACCGCATCAAGATCGTCATCGCGTCCGGCGGCAACACAAAGACCGGCACGTTCATCTTGCTGCTGGTGTAGACGTGTTTCATCGCCGCACCGACGATGTCAACTTTGAGGTTGTGACGCCAGCAACGGACCTGACGCTTCTGACTGCGGAGCAACTGCGTATAGCCGCTGGCTTATCCGATGATGACGACAGCAAGGACATCACACTAACGCCGCTTGGGCTTCAGATCGCTTCTGAAATTGCGACTGCGGCCAAGGTAGCTTCTGCGGGCGGGAATCCAATCACGTTGCGCTCGGAGACATGTCGCGCGACGTTCTATCTGCATCGCCATCGCGAAAATCTTGTTCTGCCGCGCCGCTTTGTGTCGTCGGTGACTTCTGTAGTCGAGAACGGGATGACGCTCGCTGAGACGGACTATATCGTTAAGGGCGAGGCTGGAATGCTTCGGCGCCTGCATTCGGACTGCCCGTCGTGGTGGTGCAGCGGAAAGACCGTCGTGGATTTCGTCTGCGGCTTTGCGACAATCGAGGATGATCTGCGCGGCGGCGCGATGGACCTGATCCAGGTCCGGCTATCTGAAACGAGTCGCGACCCGCTGATCAAGAGCATCAGCACCAACGTGCCAGAGCTTGAAGATCGCAAGGTTGACTATTGGGTCGGTGGCGCTCCGAACAGCGACGGTTATGGATCGTTGCCGGATAGTGTGGCAAAGAAATTGAGCCGTTACGTTGGTGTGGGAGTCTGGGGATAATGACCGCATCACTTAACGCATTCATTCTTGGGACGAGAAGCCCAATAACCGCAGCACTTACCGACACCATCATCACGGACGGCGTGTCGTCAGGTGGCGCCGCGCAGGCCTTCTGGAGTGGCTTCGACGGCATCAATGCTTTGACGGTTGAAGCGGACTTTGCTTGGGTTTCGGGAGCCGCGGCGGCAATCCTGCGCATCGACACCGCGCATGGCTCAGGCGCTCCTTGGCGCAACGTGATGCGTTTTGATTTTGCGGCAGCGGTGCTGGTACGTGAGATGACTATCATCCGTGGCGCGGTTCTTACGCCCGTCACGCTCGCTGATCTTGCCGCAGAGGGCGCGATCAACTATCTCGGCGACCGCTTCCGGGCTCGGCTAACGACGACCGGAACTTATAGCGGCGGCACGTTAATCACGGTGCGGGCGACCTGGTCGAAATGAGTGATCTCGACTCCGCGAAAATTCTCAGCGATTGGGCGGCTGGGCTCGATCGACGCGGTGAGATTATAGAAATTTCACGTCAAACCGGAACCAGTCCGAATTCAGTTTTCAAATACCCGTGCCGCGCACGAGTGAAGGGCTTTCGCCCCGCGGTGCTCATCGCATCTGTCATCCAAGGCGAGATCACGATCTGGGCATTCTATCCGGACCTTGTGAAGGCGCGGTTTCCATTACCAGTGCTGAATTCAGACGCGGTTTGGGTTCGCGGCGCGCAGCGCAAGATCAATGCCGTCGACAACAATACCGGCCGGAACGGCAACATACAGATTTACGTGAAGATATCAGCGGTTGGGTAGCGAGGAATCCATGCGACTTTCAATTGTGCAAAACGATCCGGGGTTTTCCGCCGAAGGATTTAGCGGCGCGAAGGTGACGCTTGATGGTGTAGAAGTATCCGGCCCTGTCACAGCAAATGAAGAGGATGGCTGGGTACGATCTCGACTGGATCGTTCGGACGAAACCTATGTACGGCGGGGCAAGGTTGAAATCGTCCAAGCCGCAAAGGTTGCAGCGTCACCCTCAGCGGAAACCGTAACGCGGAAACGCGAATCGCATCGATGACGACAATTACCGATGCGAACGAATTAATTCGCGCTCGCCTAGAAGGAAATGTACCGACTGATGGCGCAATGTTTGGCGGCGCACCGATCAAGCTGCGCTGGCACGGCGATAACCGTGCGGATGATCCGCTCCCGGATACGCCAACGCCGTTCGCGTTTACGGTTTTCGATGCAGCGCGCTCAAACTTCATCGAACACGGGGGCGGGCGTGGCTCGAACCGGCATCGCAATCCCGGCATGGCTCAAGTGTTCATCTTCACGCCCATCGACACCGGATTAAAACGCGCGAGCACCATCGCCGAACAGGTCAAGACTCTATTTCTGCCCGTCAATGAAAGCGGCGTCGTAGTCGAGTCGGCGACGGTCTATCCCGGCGGTCCTGGTTCGGAAATGAAAATCGCCGGGCTGGAATCTGCTGTCGGCGACTATTTCTGGTCCGGCTGCGAAGTCGAATTCTACTGCGATCAAATCGGCTAAGGCCAACCCAACTCCCAATCCCAACATCACCCTAACCGACCGCGTGATGCCCGCGCGGCTCGCTGACTTTCGCGCTCTTGGGCAACGCGCATTCAATTCGAAGGAGACTTTCTGATGGGCGCGCTCAGCGAAAGCAAATCTGAAATCCTCGTCTACAAGCTCTACGCGTCTGCTGTCATCGACTCAACGACCGAGCCGGTTCGCGCCGTCGATCCGGCTGTCGGTAGCGCACAGATTTTCCGGCACATTGATCACAACTTCAACAAGGTGACCGATCAGTACCAGCCGAATGAGAAGCGCAGCGATGGCCAGGCCCCGATGGGCAAGAGCGGGACCGGCGTCGTCAACGGAACGATAAATGGGTTCATGTCGCCGGGCACACACGCCGATCACTTTCGCGGCGCGTTCCGTTCCGATTGGACCGCGGCGGTCACGGCGACGGAAGCCGACTTCACCAGCGTTGCGATGTCGGCCTCGGGTTCGACGATCACTTATGGCGGCGGCGATCCGGTAGCGAAGGGATACCGGGTCGGGATGATTATCGCGCACACAAACATCACGGGATTGAATCTCGGCAAGCAATTCCTGATCCTAGGTTTCAGCGGGTCCAACCGTGTTCTGCAGGTCTATCCGGCACCGCTTGCCGATCTCACGGCCGATACGGCGTTTAATGTGACCAGCGTCGGAAAGACGATCGGTAATCCGCTATTGCAGTCCAGTATGACGGATTATAAGTTCGCGTACGAGTGGTACGGCCGCACAGCGGATTCCTCGCGGTTTGCGAGCGAATGTCGCGTCGGCGGGTTCGATGTTTCGGCCCCGGTCAACGGCAATGTCGGTCTCAACTTCAGCGTCATGGGCCGCAATCGCGTGCCGCTGTCCGGCGCAAGTTCGCCGTTCTTTACGAGCCCAACATCCCCGACCACAACCGATATCCCCTCCAGCATGCAGGGGTTGATCCGCCTCGCCGGATCGACGATTGCGCTCAGCACGACATCGGCCACCAAGGTCGATCTCAAACCACAGGCCGCAAAAGCGAAGAATGCCGCGGGCCTGGTTGCGGGCATCCTGCTCGATGACTTCATGGCGACGGGAAGCTTCACGTCGTTCCTCGACGGCAACACGCTGTTCGATGCTTACGACAATCAGACCGAAATGGAATACCTCGAATTCTATCCGACATCATCGGCCGATGCGCCGCCGTCGCAAGTGATCTACATGCCGCGCATCCGCTTGACGAAGTGCGATGAGATCACGGTCGATGGCGCTAAGGCGGCGCAATGCGAATTCCAGGCCGCACATTATCTCGGATCAACGGCCGGCGTCCCCAGCGTGACGATGCAGATCACGGACACCCACGCAGTCTAAACGCGCACAATCCGTTCCACCAAACGGAATGAGTTGCTGGCGCAACGCCGGCAATGGTTGCAACCAGAGGCGCGGGGATGGTGGTCCCCGTGCCTCGCAATCCTTCCACCAAAGGAAATCCCCATGAACAGTAAATTCGGCTCGCTTGCCGCCGACGTTTCGAAACCATTTCGAGTTGAACTGATCGACCCGACAACGGACGACGTTATTCGGGACAAGAGCGGTAATGTCGCGTATATCGACGTGTGGTCGACGGACGGCGAGAAGGCGCGCAGCTACGGCAAAGCCAAGCGAAAGGAAATGAACCTTCGCATCAGGCAGTCGCGGAACGGCAAGGTTGAGCAGGACGACGTCCTGGAAGAGAACATCGCCACGACGGCCTTTGTTACCGAGAGCTGGTATCTCGTCGATCGTCTAACGGGCGAACCAATCGACGTTCCCTGCACCTCGGAAAACGCCGCCGATCTTTATTCGCCTCCCGGAATGGGCTGGATATTCGTCCAGGCCTTTGCCGGCGCTTCTAGTGCCGCAAATTTTTTGCAGAAGCCGTCGAAGAGCTTTGCACCTACGCTGACCCCGTCTTCCGGGCCGGCCGAAAGCTAAACGACGCCGGGACCGAGGGGGAGCATAGCGCAGCTGCGGCAAATATTTGGGCGCGCTTAGGCCGCAAAGATCTTGCTGAAAAGACAATCCCGGACCTTCCGTCCTTCCCCTGGGTTCTCGACTATCTGTGGACGCTCTTCCACGAGTTTGCCGTAGGCCTGAAGTCGGACGGAATGGCGCCGGTCCAGGCGGGATGGCGAGACGTACAGGATTGGTGCGAGGTGATGCTGCTGGACCTAGAGCCATGGGAAAAGAAAGCGCTGGTGCGGCTTGCGAACCTGCGGGCGTCGATTCAGTCGGAAGAGAAACCGAAACCCGACCGTGCCAATAAAAACTAGAATCGACCCTATCGCCACGAGCATTAACTTGATCGTGGCGAATACGCTTTCGCCGGCGGCTCAGAAACAGGCGGTTGCTAACTTCGCCCGTAGTGCGATTGCGGAAGCGGACGATACGAACAGGAGAATCCTGGGCCGCGTCCCGCCGCGGACGGTTACAGTTGATGGACAGCGCGGCGCGGCGCTGGAGAGTGTGAAGCCGAACGGTGGCTCTATCATTGTTGAATGGGAAGTGTTCGGTAATGTGCTGATCTGGATAGCTGAAAAACTGGAAGAGCGATCTCCGCGCGGCATTTCTGGAAGGTTTGTTCATTCATGGGTGCTGTTCGCGGATGATGTTTTGGTTCTGATCGGTAAAAATGTGCCGCAGGCAGAGCGGTATATGTTCGTCAACACCACGGACTATGCGCGAAAAATTGAAGTTGGAAAAACCAAGAGTGGCCGTGACTTTGTAATTCAGGTTCCAAATCGGATTGCCGAGCGAACGGCGCGAGACGCGAAAAGTCAGTTTGGGGAGGTGGCTAAAATAACCTCCGCATTTGTGACGTTGCAGGATTCCTACAAACTTCAGCACAACCAAGCGTCACGGTCATTTGCTGCTGGCGGCAAGTTGCGGATAAGCGCGAGACAGCGACCGGATCGTGTCAAGGGTTCGTCAATCACCTATCCGGCAATTATTGTTTCTCAATTGTCGCGCTGACGGAATTGATGGATGAGGCGTTCGCTTAAGAGCGGTTGGGTTTCATAAACGATCTGACTGCGATTGCTACAGGACCCTTTATTGATTCTCCCGCTTCCCATCTGCGAACGATGCGATCCGGTGCTGGACCGCTCAGGCCGAGTTTCGTTCCGAGTTGCTTCTGTGTCAGGTTCAACTTTTCGCGGATTGACCTCAGTTCGTCCGCGGTCATCGGCTTTGGTGGTTCGAAGTTCGGCGGCATCGCGTGAGCCTTTGATGAGAGAGTGTCTGACGGGGCAGGGGTCCGGAACGTCATAGGCGAAAATTGGCGCGGCCGTGAAATGAGGCTGCACGGAATTGAATAGGCGAGTGTCGATCGGGGAATTGATTGATTTGCCCCAAAGCCAAAGGTCGTCGTCGGTTACAGGCTTATCGAGCATGAACCACAGATGGGCAGAGAGCGTAGCCCAGCCGTTTATTCCCGAGCTGCTGGACCACTGGCCCCAAAACGTTACGTCGTGAAATTCGGGCGGGAGCAAGTCTGCAAGATACTCCATCGCCTCGTCTGGCCTAGTCGCCGCGCAGATGGCTGGTGGTGGGCTGATCTTGTCGAAGTCGAAGCAAACCCATCGTTCCCCGGCGCTTGATCGGAATGTCGCATCACCATCTTCGCCGGAATACTTCAGGCGCCGGACTGGCCCAGCAGTATCTCCGATGGGCTCGCCCCGAATAACGAACGAGCGAGGCTCGCTGCTCAACTGAGTAAGGACTGAAGCGAGGTCTTGGATTGTCACGCAAGTTCGGCGCTCAACGGTGAAGCGCCGCGCCATCTTTGTCGGCAGTTTAGTGACCGTCCCTGACGTCTCCCTGACAAAGGATTTGGTCGCAAGCAGGCCTTGCGGAACGCTCAAAATCGTCAGGCTGGTAGGTCTGATTTCCATAGGTCAACCATAGGGCAAAAAGGCCTAAAAGGCAAGCGGTCAATTTACCGCTTTGACCCGGCTTTTCGCTCCAAAATCACGCTCGAAGGCTCGTAAATTGGCAACTTCGCAAGAAGCCATCAGCCGACTGTCGATTCAGTCCACCCTTACGGGTGAGGCTGAAGTGACGGCTGGGCTAAAGCGGATTTCCGCTGCTCAAGATGGCGTAGCTGTGTCGTCGTCGTCGACTGAGAAGGCGACGGTTTCGCTGGAGAAGTCGTTTGCGAGCATCGAGCGTCGTTATGTTGCCGGCGTTGCCGCTCAACAGCAGTACGAAAAAATTCAACGTCAGGTGAATGCCGCCGTTGCACAGAATCCTGCGTTACAGGAACGCGCGAACGCGATTCTAGCTGCAGCGGCGCAACGCCATGATGCGCTTTCCAATTCTCAAAAGGCGATGGGAGTCGTCGCCAATGACTTGAACAGTCGTATCCAGGCGAATGCCGGATCGTTCGGTGTGCTGGGCCAGGCAATGAGTGCGTTAGGCCCCGTTGGGGTTGGCGTGGCGGCAGTGATAGGTGTTGTAATAGGCGCGATGTACGCCATGTCCAGCGCAGCTCACGCGCTTGCTGAAAAAGCAAAAGAGCTTCGCGAGTTTTCTGAAGCGACGGGCCTGACGACCATTCAATTCCAGGCGCTTAGATCGGAGGCCGGAAAGTTCGGCGTCGATGCTGAAACATTATCGAAAGGTCTGACAAAATTTACGGCGGGATATGACGATCTGCGCAAGGGAGGCGGCAACCTCCTAACAGACATTCGAAAAATCAATCCGGCGCTCGCCGAGCAGATGCAGGTTGCGACGGATTCCGCAACGGCATTCACGCTGTTCGGACAAGCTGTCCAGCAGACGAGTAATATCTTCGAAAGAAACGCGCTTCTCAAAGCAGGGATGGGGCGGGGTTCCGCTGTGTTCGGCGCGTTCTTCGAGAGTGCTCCGGATGTGAACAAACTTGCGAGTTCATTCGCTGCGGCTGGCAAAGGTATCGACGACGGTCTGATCAAACGGCTATCGAAGCTTCAAGTCGAGATCGACAAAACAACCGCGGCTGCCAAAAATACGTTTGCCAGCATCTTCGCGGAAAGCACGCTGCAGGAAGAAAAGACGTATGCCGAAGGGTTGCTGACGATCGCAACGCGTTTGAAGGAAATTTCGAACGCTAAGGCCCCGTCATGGCTGAGCCAGGCCATACGGGTTGCTCAGACCGGATCGTTCGACCCGGCGACGCAGGCGAGAACGTCACTGCGGCAAGGAATGCAGGTTGGCGCGGAGTCGTCGTCCATCGCTGAAATAATCTCCGATGCCGTGCCTCGAACTCGCAGTCATAGTCAAATCGTTTCAGATTCGTTTATCGGTCCCACGGCACCCGCCGCAAAGACGGCTGAAGCGCTTGCGGCTGATTTGAAGAATCTCATTGGCGTCCTTGGTTCGGCTGCCGCACCTTCCGAAAGGCTGGCAGCGAGCATCGCAGAACTCGGCATCAAGGCAAAAGAGGCTGGGCTCGGCGCGGACATTCTAGCGCGCGGGATCGCGGGACTGAAGCTTGATGATGCCATTGCGCGGCAGAGCGCTCACAATGCGACGCTGGGCGCCGCTGCATCCGTTACGGATATTATGAAGGAGAAAACTCTCTCGCTTACAAAGGCGAGGCAGCAGGACTCCACACTTACGGATGCGCAGATCGCCAACGTGATGCGGGTCGCGAAAGAGCAGGCGCTCGGCACTTACCAAATTCAGACGCAGATCGACGGCGAGAAAACCCGGATTGCCACGCTGTTCATGGGGACGGAAGCCGCGACTTCCTATGCCACCTCGCAGTCCATCATCAACAAGGCGATTCAGGACGGCAAGCCGCTCAACGATAACGAGATAGATCAGATCAAAGCGAAGGCGGATGCACTCGCAAAAGTGAAGGTCCAAGGCGACCTTTACGCCGACATGACGCGGACGGCGCAACAGTCCGCAGCATCGTTCTCAAACGACCTCATCTCCGGACTCGGCCAAGGCCAAACGGCCGTTGAATCGTTGCACAACGCGTTCAAGAACCTCGCGAGTACACTAACAAGCAGCGCTCTGAAAAGCCTGTTAGATGGTGACTTTATTTCGGTTATTTGGGCTGGCATCAAAGGCATCGCCGCCGCAGCCGCTGCTATCTTCAGCGCCAACACCAGCTCAAGCGGCGAGAAGTGGTTAAAGCAGCAAACCGAGAGCAGGGATTCCCGTCTTTCCGACGTCGCACAGCGCTCTGCGATGATCGGCGTCGATACCAACACAAGGGCCGGCGCCATCCTCGCTCAGGACGCTGAATTCCACCGCCAGCGCATCGCCGAAAACAAGGCGAATGGGCTGGCAATGAACTCGCTGCTGCAGGTCCAGGTCCAAGAGCGCAACCAGCTTTTGAAGGATTGGGACCAGAAGGATATCGATCTCGTCAAGGCAAATGCGGACGCAAAATTGGCGATCGAAAAAGCCGCGAATGATCGCGCGCTTGGTTTCCAGAACCGGCTCTTCGCCGCAACGAACGATTTCTCGACGCTTGAAGGCCAGCTTGCAGCATTCGACCGCACCGCGAGCCAGGAGCGTCTTGTGGAGGCCGCGAACGACAACGCCAAGCTTGCCGACCTCGACGCAGCGAGTGCCGCAGAGCGCTTCAACGTCATCAAGTCCTATAACGAGAAGATCGTTGCAGACGCAGAGACTACGGCAAAAGCGCAGCAGGACGCACTCAACGGCACTGCGAAAAACATCGTCGAGTTCGTAAACGGGCTCTATGCGGGGCCTTCTTCAACCGAGTCGCCTACGGCGCGACGCGCGGCAGCGGGGACCGTTTACAATACCCAACTTGCGCTGGCGCAGACAGGAGACGCAGGCGCGCAGGGCAGGATCACGCAAGACGCACAAAACCTTTTAGACGCCGAGCGTGCAATCAGCGCCTCGTCCGAGGCGTTCCAACTGTTGAAAGGTAACGTTGCAGCCCAGCTTCTATCCCTGCCTGCGGTACAGAGCACGACCGACCCGTCCGTTCAAGCGATGCGGGATGTGCTCACGGCAATCAACATCGGAAATGCGGCGTTGAATGTCATCAACACGACGACGGGCGGCACCACGAGCGCCGTGAACGCCGCCAATTCGGTTGGGACCTTGACCGGAGTAATTTTGCCGGCGGTGAACGCAGGCAATGCCGCGAACGTCGCAGCGGCTCTGCAGTCCTACTTCAATCAGATCGATCCGAGCGGGAAGCTGTCGGACATCTTTAGTGTAGGCAACTCAGCCAACGCCTATGCGAGAAACACCAGCGACTTCACGAGGCTCGGCAACTCCAATACCGAAAACATTGCCGTCAATATGGGCGGGACTAAAGTCGCGACGCTCGAAGGCAACGTTACGCTTGATGCGATCAGAGCATTGCAGAACACGGCGACCAGCCAACTGTTGCTGTTGACCAGCGCCCTGGCTCCGACTTCGAACGCCGTTACTATCAACTATACGACCGCGAACGCTCAAACCAGTCTGCCGACTAAGGATCACACCACATTCACCGATCAAATGCTGACAGCGCTCTATAAGATCGTCGTCAACACTTGGGCGACTGCCGGAAACACTGCGTATATCTCCGGAGCTATAGGACGCGATGGTACGAGGGCTTATGGCGGCTTGGTCACGGGACCTGGTACAGCGACTAGTGACTCTATCACGATGGGCTTGTCCAATCGTGAATATGTCATCCAGAACGCCTCTGTTGAAAAGTTCGGCGTCGGCTTCTTCGATCAGTTGAACGCCGGCATCATGCCGCGCTCAATTGGGAACGATAACTTCCGTCCCATCAATGTAGCGGCTCCGGTGTTCCGGGGCGGCGGAAATGGCGACGGCGCGGAGCTTCGCGCCATTCGCGAGGAATTGAGGGCTGTTCGCGCCGAGTTGGCAGCCTTCCGCCAGGAGAACGGCGTTAACACGATGAGGGCCGCTCGCCTCGTCGGCGATAAGGTCGACGATGCTAAGGACACAGTCAAGACGCAGACCGGTACACTCGCCGCGCAAGAGCGCCAGAGCAATCGTGAGCGCAAAGTAGCGAACGGATAATCATCATGCCGATGGGTTGGGCGCCGCTGTCATGGCGGCCGGTGTCAATGCTGGTCGACATGACGCTCGCTGCGACGGTCGCGCAGCCGGCGTCGGGCTTGACGTTGAACTACACGCTGCAGCTCTATGCTTCAGTCGATACGGTTAACACGGCCGTGATTCCATTCATTACGTTGCCGACCGACACACTTTCCAATCAGCAGTTCACCGGCAAGCTGAAGAAGGGGCTGGAGTTTCACGTCTCGATTGTTGACGGAACGGACATCGGCCGGAAGATGGCAACCGGGGTTGGCGAATTTCAACTCGATAATTCCGATCGTATATTCGACACTCTTTACAATAATAATACCTTTGATGGCCGTCGCGTTCTATTCAAATACGGACAGATAACCGTTCCGGGTTTAGTCCCATCATCTTTTGATACCTATCCGACCCTACTCGACGGCATCATTCAGGATGTTTTTCTTGATGGCCAGCAATTGCGCGGAACGATCCGCGACAATGCCTTCAAGATGGACGTGCCGGTCTCTGCCAATGCCTACGGCGGGACGGGAACGACAGACGGCGATGCGGGCCTGACAGGAAAGCGGAAGCCGCTCGCCTATGGTGTGGTGAACAACGCAACGCCAGCACAGATCAACGCCGCGAACCTAGTCTATCAAGTGCATGATGGTTCTGTGAATGCGATCCCGGCCGTGTACGATTCCGGTTATGCTTTACCAACTCCAGCGACCGTCGCCCCCGACGCAGACTACGCCAGCTATGCCGCGCTGATTGCAGCGACCATCAGCGCCGGCCACTACGCCACCTGCAAGGCGGCGGGGCTGTTCCGGTTAGGGTCAACACCATTCGGCACGGTCACCTGCGATGTGCAGGGCGATAACGGCGGGGTTGGCGGTTATGTCACCGATACGGCTTCCACCGTGCGGCGGATGATTGCGGTCTGCGCACCGCTAGTCGATCTGGTGGACGAGGGATCGTTTCTGGCACTGACGGCGGCGCAAGGTGCGGTCGTCGGGTATTATATAGGCCTTGATGAAAACAAAACGGTGCGCCAAGTCGCGGATGATCTGCTCGGCGGTATTGGGGCATGTGGTGGCTTTCGCCGAGACGGTGTGTTCGAAGTTATCCGGTTCGTTGTGCCGACCGGGACGGCGGTCGATAGCTACACGGCTGATGATATCAAGGTCGACACGCTACAGCGGCTTGAACTTCCATCGGCCTATAACCCGCCGCCGAAGCGCCAGCGCGTCACTTATGCGCGCAACTGGACGGTCCAGGCCGATGTATCGGCGGGCGTGTCGGATTCCCGCAAGCAATTACTCAAAACGGAATTCAGCGTAGCATCGCATTCGAATACATCGCTCGCTGCAACAATCGCCGCGGCGCATCTTCTCGCGCAGGACCCTGATCCAATCGATGGATACTTCAATGCCTCTGCCGATGCAGTTGCAGAAGCCGACAGGCAGTTGACGCTCAAGGGCGGCGCAGTACGCGCGCTGTATTCCTACACGCTCAAATCCAAAGGGCTAACGCGCAAGATCGGCGAGGTCGTGAGCCTAACGTTCGCGCCCGCCGGCGTTGTTTGGTTCGACCTTAATGCGAAGCTTGGAACGGTGGTGAGTCGCATCGACAATACGACAGACGGCACAGTCGAAATCACGGCGTTCGGATAATAAGAAATGGCATCATCCGATATTACCGTTACGGCATTGACCGCGACGCCGACGCTGCGCGGCAACAAACTTGCCTGGACCTATAGCGATCCTCGCAACAATGCGCTCTTGAATATCGGCCTCGATATGGTCGAGGTGCATGCTTCGACCACGAACGATCGAACCACGGCAACAAAGGTTGGTGAGGGGATTACGGATTTTACTCACGCCGGCCTAGTCGAAGAACAGACCTGGTATTACTGGATCAAGGCGCGCGATTATCTCGGCGGTTATGGCGCGTGGTATCCGTCTGGATCGACCGCTGGTGTATCGGCGAGGGCAATAGGAACCTCTGGACTTGCGTTCGGATTGGCGAACGGAAAACTGGTCGCGACCGTAGCAAGCAACGCTCTCACGATTGCTGTGAAGACATCTTCCGGGAACGATCCTAGTCCGACTGATCCCTTCTACTGCGCGATACAGTCTGCCACTGCCGGCAGCATCGACAGCTTTACGATTACAAGTGCTCTCTCTGTCGTTGTTCCGAGCGGCGCGAATCTAGGGACCAGCGGCCTAGTCAGCGTCCCGTTTGCGCTGTGGGTGGCTCTGGCCAACAACGCCGGAGTTTTAAAGCTAGTTGTTGCGCTAAGGTCATATAGTAGCACGCCGGGCGTTGGAACGATTTACTCTCTTCGTGACGGGCAAGCCGTAACAGCTAAGGCGCTAGGCGGCGCTTTCGACAATAACGGTAGTCTTCTGCATGCCGGCACAACATGGACCGTCCCTTCACCAATTCGCCTTTTGGGCTGGCTTGAATTCAATTCGGGTCTCGTGACGCCCGGCGTTTGGAATGTTGCGCCAGATGTGAGACCCGCCGCGTTTGGCTTGGTGCCCGGTAAGATTCTGCAGGAATACTCTACACAGGATGCATCCTTCGACACCACAACGAACCTTATTCCATGGGATAACACGATTCCCCAAATAGGGGAGGGTAAGGCCTGGATAGCAGGTATCGGGCTAGTCCCGCAGTCGGCCGCTAACTGGTTTGAATTCGACATCACCCTCAACTGCGCCCACTCTGTTGCCAGCGAAGTTGTCGTTGCTGTGTTCCGAGATTCGGCGGCCGACGCTATCGGTTCAGGTGTTGCGTATGTACCAGCGGCAAACGAACCGGCTCAGATCAAATTAGGATTCAGGGTTCTGGCGGGCAGTCTAACGGGCGCGACTTTCGATATTCGATATGGTCCATCCGTGGCCGGAACGATGACAATCAATGGCGCAGCTGGTGCCGGTAAACTCAACGGTACCTTGTTCTCCAAAATTATCCTGAGAGAGTTGGCGGCTTAATGACTAAAGTCTCTAACACAGAAGATGCCGCCACGTCTTTCCGTTCGCGACATCATCAACGGTTCTTACGCTGATATCCATATCGTCAGCGATTGATTGTGCCGTCTCTAGTTTCCGTCTGCGGCGAATGTCGCGGACTTTTTTGGCGTCTAGAACTGCTCTGCCATTCTTCTCGCCGTAACGGGCGCGCTCTTGTTTTTTTCTCGGACGATAAAGGTGTGCCGGGTTACAGCATGACTGGTCGCTGCAGCGATGAAGCGGATGTATCTTACAAGGCTCGTGGCTCGTGAGGTTTAAGGCTAGTTCGTGCGCGCGCCACTCCTTGCCCTGGTATCGGACGCGACCGTAGCCCCTTTCATGGATGGCACCAAGCCACGGCCAACAGTCGTCAAGGCCTGCAATCGCTACCCTTTTCCAAAAGGAATCCGGGGTGCTTCTAGTTCCCATTATAGCCCGCCCTGTCTGTGCCGCGCCGCCTTGTCATTACATCAGAAAAGCAAGCCATAGCCAATGACCGTAGGCAACGCCGCTATCGCACCGTCACCCAACCTGTTTGATACCGCGACGCTGACGGCATCGAGCGCGGGATCAACAACGCCAATCACGAACCTGCAAACTGCGCCGCCTTCAACCAAGTGGCGCGGCACGGGGGGGGCGACAGACGACTTCACGGCGACATGGACGTCTGACCAGACGGCCGATACGTTCGGTGTAGCTGGGCTTGGGTCGACGTTCCTCGCGACGGGAACGGTGCGGTTGCAACTCACGAGCAACGGCGGGTCGACGGGCGATATTTACGATAGCACTGCGCAGGCTGGAATTGTCGATCCAAGCTACGGCTACGCGGTCCACCTTCTTACCTCGAAGACCTTCCGTTCCGCCAAATGGACGTTCGCTCAAGCCGGGGCTTCCTACATCGAGGCGGGCCGCGGGTACGTCGGAAACCGAACGCAGCTCACCTACAACTATCAACCGGGCGCGGGATTTGGCTGGACTGACTTGAGCAAGTGGACGGAACTGGAAGGCGGCGGCGTGGCCGTTGATCTGCGCCCGTCCTATCGCGAGTGGGAATTGACCTTCGGTTGGGTGACGGAAGCGCAATTCCTCTCGCTGGTAGAGCCGATGGACATCGCCAACGGGACCCATACCGATGTCCTGTTCATTCGTGACACGGCGAATACGAACCTCGGGCTTGTGACCGTTTGGGGTCTGTTGCGTCAACTCTCCAAAACAATCCAGCCGTTCACGATCGGTGATCTCTACAGCCGATCTTACGCCATCCGCGAGCGGCGGGCTTAGGGCCACTCTTTCCAACTTCTCCTTCTTTAACATAGCAGGGACAGGCCGCGCCGCAGGGCGCGCGTCTGCGATAAATCATGGCCGCAGGAATGAAATTTGACGACCGTGCGTCTCAGGCGGTTACCGCGCCGGGAAATTCGAACTTTAACTTTACAGGTGCCATAACGAGACAGGGCGCTATTTCGTTCGACACATTTATGACGACCACGGGGGATTACACCACGTATGAAGCGGACAATGGCACAGCATGGGAAACGGGCTACATCACGAAACAGGCGAACGGCACATATGCTCGCACGGTGAAGCGCAGCACGAATGGAAATGCGGCTGTCAACTTTTCAACGGGTACAGTTTCCGTTTCCTGTGATCTGCCCGCGTGGCTTTTGGACCATCTCAATCTCATTGAGGAAATACTCGCCTCTGCAGCAACGACCGATCTTGGCTCGATCCAAAGCAAATGCATCGAGCTTACCGGGACGACCGGGATCACGTCGTTCGGAAACGGAAAGAACAAAGAGCGATATTTCCGATATACCGGCGCGGGCCTCACCATCACTACCGGCTCAACGCTGGTTTGCCTCGGCGCCGTAAACCTGACGCTTGCGACTGGAGATATTGGTTGCGCGGTCTCCGACAATACGGCGACGCCGATCTGGCGAATCCTTTGGGTGCGATCGGTTTCAGGAAACATTGCTGGCGCAACCGTTTCAGGTGCCATGGTCGCGACGCAGACCAATCAGGAATCGGCTAGCGCGACCAACCTTATTGTTACGCCTGGCGCGCAGCAATTCCATCCGAGTGCGGCGAAGTGCTGGGGCTTCGTCACGGTCTCTGGCGGGACGCCGACATTGGCCGCCTCCTTCAACGTCACAAGCATTACAGACACCGGTGTTGGGAGACTGACTGTCACGATCGCCACAGACTTCTCAAGTGGAAATTACGTGATTCAGATCAACAGCGGCCTTGGCGCCGGCGTGACGCATATGTTCCGGACGATCAATGGGCAACCAGCCGGAAGCTTTGAGCAGAGGCACTTTCAAGACGGCTTGCTCGCGGACCCCAGCGATTATCACTTCGTTTGTTATGGAGACCAGTGATGCTGTACGCGATCAAACGTAATGACGGCGGCGTTAGCGTCATGCAGACTACGTCTGCCGACATCAACCCAGCTGATGAGATTGCAAAGTGGTCCGCAGAACTGCAGGCCGCGCACGATCTTAAGTCGATCAAAGAAATCAACCGCGCTGGTATCCCGTCAGACAGAACTTTTCGCGATGCGTGGAAGCATGATCTATCGGTTGACATGGCGAAGGCCAGAGACATCCAGCGCGATCGCATCCGCGCAGCGCGCGCTCCACAACTCGCGGCTCTCAGTGAGCAATTCATGCTCGCAATCGAGGTTGGCGACGCAAAGACGCAAGCCGCTGTAGCGAAGCAAAAACAGGTGCTGCGCGACGCGACCAAGCATCCCGACATCGAAGCGGCAAAAACACCTGAAGCGCTGAAAGCGGTGACGCTGGGGATTCTGGCGGCGACCGCCCGCGCTTCCTGAAATTTCGAAGAATTTTACCCATTCCCCAATCGGCGAGGAGAAGCGCTATGGCGTTTGTAAACACGCTCTACAACCTATGGCCGAACGGCGATCAAAAGGTCATGGGCTTGCGGGACGGAATCGCCGCAACGGCTCAAAGTGTTTTCGCTAAGTACGGGATCAATTCTCCATTGCTCATCGCTCACGTCATGGCGCAAATCTCGCATGAGTGCGGAGCAGGGCACGATGTCATAGAAAACATGAACTACACCGCCGTCCGGATGACGCAAGTCTGGCCGTCGCGGTTTCATTCGACCGCAGAGGCCGCACCCTACGCCGGCAATCCGCGGGCGCTCGCCAACAAGGTCTACAACGGCCGCATGGGCAATGCATCCGGGTCCGACGATGGCTGGAAGTTTCGCGGCCGCGGCGCGGCGCAG